ATTTAATTGACTTACATCAAACAATAACCCAAAATGGTCTTCAGGGTAATGAGGAATGGATTTCCGTTGATTACTCTGCTGCTACTGATAATCTCTCTTGGAAGTACAGTAGTAGGATTTTCCAATATATTCTCCAGGATCTTCCCAAATTCCATCGCGATCTCGCGACGAGCGTTCTAGGACCACATCATATGACTTACCCCCGCGACAAAGAAACCGGTACTCAGGTTGAGCCCGGCTTAATGAAGAGGGGGCAGTTGATGGGTAGTATACTTAGTTTCCCGATTCTCTGTCTTGCTAACCTCGGCCTCTATTTAAGAGTTACCCAGGAGAGCCAGAGGAATTGGACGGATAAGCAACGCCTAGACGCTGTTCTTGTAAATGGTGACGATATGTTATACGTCGCCTCTCCTGACCTCTTTTATAAGCATTGATTTTGGACGGAAGGTGGGCCTCGACATGACAGTCGGTAAGGCTTATCATCATCCAAGATTTGCCAATATTAATTCTACTTGTTTTGATTCTCGAATCGGTTCGAACTATGTCCGACAAATCGATTACCTAAACACAGGATTATTTTTTGGTCAACATAAAGTGCTTGCAAAGAAGGGAGACGATAATAAGAAGGAAAATGATCGGGAGGTTGTCGTTAAGATTATAAACACAGTTCTTACAGGGTCATTACCCGGGAAGCAACGTAGTCTTCTTAAGCAGTATCTCGCCCTTCATAAGGATGAGATTGAACCTGCCTGTCGACTTGTCTTAACGGCCCGACGAGGGCGTAGCCACATATCTCGGAATATATTTCTTCCGGAGTGTTGTGGGGGTATGGGAGTTACTCCCCCCGTTGGTTGGAGATTTAAGATCACACGCACACAGCGAAAATTGGCTTATGTCATGAATAAAGCTATTATCGGCTTTTCATCGACACAGCACCCACTGCCGCGTCCTCGGTCTCTCGAGGTACGATCTAGCGTTCCAGTTATTTGGGCAGTCCTTGCCAAGGATCTGGAATGTCCCAGTGAATCTGAAGGGATTGAAATGATCCAGCGGATTCCTAAGATCTTCTCTGCAGCACGAATCCAATTGCCATTTATTCCCTTTGGAAGGGATGTGGCGATTTGTGCTTAGGTATTCAGGTGAGTTATTTCTCGGTCCTGGAATGACCTTAAACTTATCCCTTAGGTATGGGTGTTACCGATAACTACCCATGGGGTTCCCTTATTTATGACCCAAAACGGTGCTTAGGCTTAATATTTCCGTACCAACTGGTTTAGCCAGGTAGTGTCGAGAGACTGCACGGGTCACGAGAGATTTCTCGTTAAGGGGATGTACAGTCCCATCCGATTCAGATGGTATCCCATATTATGAATCAGAGAAATAACAGTAACGGAGCTAAGGCTCCGACTAGGGCCCAGAAACAGACTTCTAAAGGTAAGTCCAAACGCCAAGATCAGATCCGATCCCGTCGTCTGGATACCAACCCTATTCGTCGAGGTGCTGATACAGGACTAACTTTGACACGTTCGCAATTCACGGCCACTTCCCCCCAAGTCTATTGGGAGTTTGTGAAGGCCTCCACCCCTGGAGGGCTCCGTGTTCGTGGGCGAGAACTTATTGGTTCCGCAACCACGACCGGGGCAATAACCGGATCGTTTGCTTTGTTGAACGTAGCGAGTGAAACTGCACTGACTTTAAGTCCAGTGGCATTCCCTCGTCTAGGGCAGATTGCACCCGCTTTCTCGCAAT